TCTGACGTATCTGTAAATGAACTTGTTAAATCTCTCAAGGATAAAAACTTTTCTGAAGTCCGAAAGTGGGTGGTCTCCAACTTGGACAACGACGCTTCTCACCTTCTTCGCAGGGTTTATGACGCCGCTTTTGATCACCTTGTTCCCTCATCTATCCCTGCTGCCGTTCTTGTTATTGCTAAGTATCAATACCAATGTGCGTTCGTGGCTGACCAAGAAATTAATCTCTTAGCTGCATTGACTGAAATGATGGTGGAGTGTGAATTTAAATGAATCCTTATAAAATCAATAAGGCATCTCTGGTAGAACATCCAGTTAAGACAACTCCTGAAAATGTACGAGAGGCAAATGAAGGTCTCTTTCGTGCAAAAATGACTCTTCCTGCTGCCGCAAAGCATTGTGGTATGACACAGAAAGAAATGAAACTAACTTTTTTTGAGTATTTGAAGTATAACAAACCTGATTATGAAAACTGAAATTAAATTTGATTTTGAAATGGTTATGGGTGTGGTTGAGTACACTCGCCGTCTTCGGTTTGGTGGGCAAAAATTTAGTCGCGCCATTATGATTGAAAAGGCAATTGAAAAGACTAGTAAAAATTTGACCTATGTTGGATTGGATGATACTTTAGGTCATGATTTTACTACCAAAGTAAATGGAGAAATTTGGCGTTTAGAAGCAAAGGGTGCGGATCATTTATTTCAGACTGATAGAACTTTTAATACTGTTAAAATAACTCTTAAAAATTTTCAAGGAAATGTGAATAATAATTTTCCTGAAAAAAAGTTTGATGAAATGATTTTAATCGATCAGACTCAAAGGCACATTGGTATCGTATCCTTTGAGGATGCTTTGAAAAATTTTGATCCTAAAAAAAACCTTAAAAAATCTGGATTGAAGATTGTTGTTGATAAAAGAGATGTTGAGTATATTGCTAAAAATGTTTCTCTTGCTCCTAAAAACCAAGTAAAAGAACTGTATCACGAAATTGTTGATGAACTTTATAAGTGGGAGGATGAATCTGATGAGTGGTAGTATGAAATCTCTTAAAACGCCATTGCGCTACCCCGGAGGTAAGTCCCGTGCTTGTGAAAAAATGGGGCAATATTTTCCCGATCTTCGTAACTATGAACAGTTCCGTGAACCATTCCTTGGTGGAGGAAGTGTTGCAATTTATATCACAAAGAAGTATCCCAACCTAGATATTTGGGTAAATGACTTATATGAACCTCTTGTAAACTTCTGGCAGCAACTCCAGATGTTTGGTACTGATATTAAAGACAAACTGGTAGATTTAAAGACCGCAAACAATACTCCCGTTTTAGCAAGAGAACTTTTTCTTAAAGCAAAGGAGCAAATCAATGACCAAAGTTTGCCTAGCATTGATCGTGCTGTGGCTTTCTATATTGTCAATAAGTGTTCTTTCAGTGGTCTCACAGAGAGTTCTTCATTTTCAGAACAGGCGTCCAACTCCAATTTTTCAATGCGTGGGATTGAAAAGTTGCCTGAGTATTCTAAACTAATTTCCAAATGGCGTATAACTAACTATTCCTACGACTATTTGTTGGATGGAAATATGGGTGCTTTTGTGTATCTCGATCCTCCTTATGATATTAAGGATAATCTCTATGGGCGCAAGGGATCAATGCACAAAGGATTTGATCACGATAAGTTTGCTGCTGATTGTGATGCTTGCTATATGCATCAACTAATAAGTTATAATTCTGATCAACTGGTTAAAGATCGCTTTAAGAACTGGAAGACAGGTGAGTTTGATCTAACTTATACGATGCGTTCTGTTGGTGAATATATGCGGGAGCAAAAAGAAAGAAAGGAACTTTTACTGTTTAATTATAATAAAGATTTGTTATGGAATTGAAGGACTGGTTAAACTCGATCAATCAAACGAAGCAAAACCTGATTGAAGAAGACCCTTCACTTGAAAAGGAATATCCTCCTTATATCATCAATCGTTGTTTTTCTGGACACCTTGATGCAGTGATGTTTGCGAATGAAATGAATCGATATCATTTCCTTCCCAAGAAGATGCAGTATGACTTTTTTATAAATAGTCTGAGGAAAAAGAAGAGATTTTCTCCCTGGCTCCGTCAAGATAAAATCAAAGACCTTGATTATGTCAAACGTTATTATGGTTATAGTAATGAAAAGGCAAAACAAGCTTTGAGGATTCTTACAAAAGAACAACTAACATTTATTAAATCGAAATTTGAAACTGGAGGAAAAAAATGAGTGTCGTTCAAGAACCTGAAGTGAAGTGGTCGCCCGATCAAATGGTTGAAGTGGTTCTTAATGAACCTGATGACTTTTTGAAAGTGCGTGAAACTTTGACTCGTATTGGAGTCGCATCACGAAAGGAAAAGAAAATTTATCAATCTTGCCATATTCTACACAAGCAAGGTAGATATTATCTCGTTCACTTTAAGGAACTGTTTGCTCTGGATGGTAAACATGCAAACCTGACCGTGAATGATGTTCAGCGTCGCAATCGCATTGCTCAACTTCTTGCTGACTGGGGTCTCATCACTATTGTTGATGTAACCAAGATTCAAGATATTGCTCCACTCAACCAAATCAAAGTTCTTGCTTATAAAGATAAGGGTGACTGGATTCTGGAAACCAAATACAATATTGGTTCCAAAAAGAAGAGAGTAGAAGAAACCGAATGATAAGGAGCGGGTTACAACACCCGCTTTTTTTATGCTTCTGTTATAATTATATACGGATGCCGAAAGGGTCCACAAAACACAAACTCGCTTTTAAAGGAGCTACTATAATGACTAACCTTGCAACATCGCGGTTTACTGCGTCCGATCTTCCTGCCTTGATGGACAGGATTACTCGTAATAGCATTGGGATGGATGAATATTTTGATCGTCTATTCAATCTTCATGAAACTACAACAAATTATCCTCCTTATAATTTGGTCCAAATAAATAATGTCGAATCCCATCTGGAACTCGCATTAGCAGGATTCAAGAAAGGAGAAGTCAATGTTTTCACAGAATATGGAAAGCTTTTTGTCGAAGGACAAAAAGCAGATGCCGAAACGGATAGGACGTTTATCCACAAGGGAGTGGCTCAAAGAAGTTTTAAACGAGCGTGGACTTTATCCGACGACACAGAAGTCCGCGAGGTCACATTTGAAGACGGACTTCTACGGATCGTACTTGGGAAAGTAGTGCCAGAACATCACGCCCGTAAGGACTATCTCTAAATAGAATTGAATATCGTCGGCGCGGGGAGCACCTGGCAAAATCCAGGTTGACTCCCCCTTTTTTTCTTGCTATAATAGTAAAAGGATAGTGAAACCAAATGACTATTAAATTGATGCTCCTGAAAACAGGAGAGACTATAATTAGCGATGCAAAAGAAGTCGTTTCTGATGAAGTTGTCAGAGGATATCTTTTGTCAAATCCACATTATGTTGAAACAAAAGAGAAAACGGTTTTAACTGAAAGTGATAGTGGAAGATCAAATTATGAGATTGATGTTATTCTTACACCTTGGATGATTCTATCTAAGGATAAGAAATTTGTAATTACCTTAGATTATGTGGTTACGATTTGTGATCCCATTGACACTGTTATGGAAATGTATTTGAATAAGACTGGAGTTCCATTGCAAGTTGAGGAAAAGGAGGACGAAGAAAATGAGTGATAAAGTTGTAAAATGTATTTTAATCGGTGTTGATGTCATTCTTATTACAGAAATTGTTGAATTAATGGCGGATATTGGTGAACCTGATTGTAAACTTATTAATCCCTACCGATTTTATGATTTAAATAAAATGGAACCCTGGGTTCAATCATCAAATCAAAAAGAATATATGGTAAGATCAAGTGATATTCTGACTATTGCTGATCCAAGTCCAGAAGTTATTGAAAAGTATCTTGAACTAACTGCATAATGCGATTCTACACAAACGTTCAAATGGTCGGGGATAACTTTCTCGTTCGTGGTTATGAAAATGGTCAACATTTTATGACTCGTGAGAAGTTTAACCCGACTCTTTTTGTCCCTTCAAATAAAAAAACTAAATATCAAACTCTTGGTGGAGAGTATGTTGAATCTGTTCAACCTGGATCTGTTCGTGATTGTAGGGAGTTTATTAAAAAATATGAGGGCGTAGAAAACTTTAAAATCTATGGAAATACTGGATACATTTACCAGTATATTTCTGAAATGTATCCAGAAGAAGAACTTAAGTTTGACATCAACAAAATTAAACTCACAACTCTTGATATTGAGGTTGCTTCTGAAAATGGATTTCCTGATGTAGAATCTGCGGCAGAGGAAGTACTGCTGATTACTATTCAAGATTATACTACCAAACAAATTAATACTTGGGGATTAGGAAAGTTTAATAATACTCAGAATAATGTCAGATATAGGTCTTTTTCTACCGAATATGATTTATTGAATGATTTCATTAACTGGTGGATGATTGAATCTAATACACCAGAAGTTGTAACTGGGTGGAATAGTAAACTGTACGATATTCCTTATCTTGTTCGACGTATTGATCGTGTTCTTGGTGAAAAACTAATGAAACGTTTGTCACCCTGGGGTCTAGTTACGGAAGATGAAACTTATATCTCAGGTAGGAAACACGTTTGTTATGATATTGGTGGAATTTCCCAGTTAGATTATCTTGATCTTTATAAGAAGTTTACTTATAAAGCACAAGAATCTTATCGACTTGATTATATTGCCGAAGTTGAACTTGGACAAAAGAAACTAGATCACTCTGAGTTTGATACCTTTAAGGACTTCTATACAAAGGGTTGGCAAAAGTTTGTAGAGTACAACATCAAAGACGTGGAACTTGTTGACCGAATGGAAGACAAGATGAAACTGATTGAACTTGCTCTTACTATGGCATATGACGCCAAAGCGAACTATGAGGATGTATTCTCCCAGGTTCGTATGTGGGATACGATCATCTACAATTATCTCAAGAAGAGAAACATTGTGATTCCTCCCAAAGAACGTTCTGATAAGGATTCCAAGTATGCTGGTGCTTATGTGAAAGAACCCATTCCTGGAAAGTATGATTGGGTTGTATCTTTTGACCTTAACTCACTATATCCTCACCTGATTATGCAGTACAATATTTCACCAGAAACTCTTTTGGATGAAAGGCACCCAAATGTAACTGTTGATAAAATTCTCAATCAACAAACCAATTTTGAATTGTATAAGGATTATGCAGTTTGTGCAAATGGGGCAATGTTCCGTAAGGATGTGCGTGGTTTTCTTCCAGAATTGATGGAGAAGATCTATAAAGATCGTACCGTCTATAAGAAGAAGATGCTTGCTGCTAAACAGGAGTATGAGAAGAAAAAAACCAAGGAGTTGGAAAAAGAGATTGCTCGATGTAACAACATCCAAATGGCAAGGAAGATTCAACTTAACTCTGCTTATGGTGCCATTGGTAATCAGTATTTCCGATATTACAAACTAGCAAATGCAGAGGCAATCACCTTGTCAGGTCAGGTTTCTATCCGTTGGATTGAGAACAAGATGAATGCCTATTTAAATAAAATTCTCAAAACCGATGAGGTTGATTATGTCATTGCTTCTGATACTGACTCCATTTATCTTAATATGGGTCCTTTGGTTGAAAGTGTATACAAGGGAAGAGAGAAAACTGCTCAAAGCGTTGTTTCGTTCCTTGATAAGGTCTGTCAGGTGGAATTTGAAAAGTATATTGAAAGTTGCTACCAAGAACTGGCTGAGTATGTGAATGCTTATGATCAAAAGATGCAGATGAAGCGTGAGAATATTGCTGAGCGTGGAATCTGGACTGCCAAGAAACGATACATTTTGAACGTCTGGGACAGTGAAGGTGTTCGTTATGAAGAACCTAAATTGAAAATGATGGGTATCGAAGCAGTTAAATCATCTACCCCTGCCCCTTGTCGCAAGATGATTAAGGATGGACTCAAATTGATGATGAGTGGAACTGAGGATGATGTTATTAACTTTATTGATGAGTGCCGCGAAGAATTTAGAAAACTTCCCCCTGAACAAATTGCATTTCCAAGAACTGCTTCTGATGTTCGTAAATATCATTCTTCCTCTACAATTTATGCCCAAAAGACTCCAATTCATATTCGCGGAGCACTATTATTCAATCATTATATAAAGGACAAGAAACTTACTAATAAGTATTCTTTAATTGCTAATGGAGAAAAGATTAAATTCATTTTCTTGAAAAAACCAAATATCATTCAAGAAAATGTGATTTCTTTCATTCAAGATTTTCCTAAGGAACTTGGTCTTGACAAATACATTGACTATGAATTACAATTTGAAAAGAGTTTTATTGATCCACTCAAATCTATTCTTGATGCAATTGGGTGGTCTGTCGAAAAAACTGTAAACCTTGAACTCTTTTTTACTTAAAATATGAAATGATCATTTCGGAACTCAATATACCATTTTATCAATTCAAAATTGAAAATTGGAAGGATAAAAAAAATAATCTTCTTGAAATATATTCATCTGTAGAAAATATTCTAACTTCAAAAGATCCAACATCTTTGGTTTATACTGATTTTGGAATTTCTAAAATTAATTATGTTGGACGTGTAGTTGAGGTACTGAAAGAAGATTTAGAAAAATTTTATTCAGAATCTAAAATAGGAGAGAGAGTTTCAATAAGTTGCTGGTTTCAAAAATATGTAAAAGGATGTTTTCATTCTCCACATAATCATGGACCTATTGGATATAGTTCTGTATGTTTCATTGAATATGATAAAAATGAACATATGCCAACAAGATTTATTTTACCATTTAACAATATAATGACTGGAGAAATAAACGAATATTATCCAAAAAATTTAGATGAGGGCACAATTATATTTTTTCCTTCATTTTTAAATCATTATGTTTTGCCTAATAAATCTAATAAATTGAGAATTATTTTATCAATGAATATCAAAAAACTTTAATATGGATTACTAAAATGGATTTGCCTATTAACGATGAAGAACTGAGCACAATTGTAAGTGCTATGCACCTTGGTGGAGATGTTGCACTTTACCAAAAACTTAAACTTGTAAAAGAACTTAGGGAACAAGGTTTACCTTATAAAAAAATACTTCGTGAACAATACGGGATGGTAGCATAATGGATTTTCTTAAAGATATTGTAAAAGAAATTGGTGGTGATTACGCACAGATCGCCTCAGAAATTGATGAAACTGAAAGGTATGTTGATACAGGTTCATATATTTTTAATGCACTGGTTTCAGGTAGCATATTTGGTGGTGTATCTGGGAATAAGATTACTGCTATTGCTGGAGAGTCTTCTACTGGAAAGACTTTTTTCTCTCTCGCC